ATATTCAGCACCGATTTTACTGGCATTCCATGTTCCTTGAGTGACAGTACCTAATGAAGTGATATCGGTTGTTTTTACATATTCAGCACCGATTTTACTGGCATTCCATGTTCCTTGAGTGACAGTACCTAATGAAGTGATATCGGTTGTTTTTACATATTCAGCACCGATTTTACTGGCATTCCATGTTCCTTGAGTGACAGTACCTAATGAAGTGATATCGGTTGTTTTTACATATTCAGCACCGATTTTACTGGCATTCCATGTTCCTTGAGTGACAGTATCTAATGAAGTGATCCCAACTGTATTAGCATTTGTAAAGTTAACGATACCATTAAAAGTTGGGTCTTTTTTATTAGCTTTTTCGTTAATTAACGCATTGATATCATCTACATCTTCTAATTTCTTTGCAATTTCTTCAAGTGTATCAAAGGCAGCAGGTGCAGCTCCAATTAAATTATTAAATTTGTCATCTATAATTTGTGTTACGGTTTTACCTTCTATGTAAACATTACTATTAGCGTTGTTAGAATCACCAACATAAATACTTCCATCAACAAAAGCATTTTCATTGACATATAAATTTTTATTCATACTGACATCATTAATCATTTTAGAAGTATTTTCAACAAAAAGATGGTTATGTACAACAATATCGTTTGTGCTAATATCGTCTGCACTGACAGTGGTAAAGATAGAATGTCCATTTACAATTGCAGATTGATTGACATAAATATTTGTATTGAATGAAATATCAGTATCAAACTGGGTTGGTATAATTTCTAAACCGGGAGGTCCAGTTGGACCTTTACAACCTTTAGGTCCTTTGGGTCCAGTCGGACCTCTGCATTTTTGTTCTGTAGTACAATCGTTACATGGATTTATAGGTACAATTTTACCTTGATACGATATAGAAATATTTGGATGTTCCGCATTTTTAGTAGACATTATATATAAGAATCACATTTCTTTTTCGCTAAAATGCTTTTTAGAAAAACTATAATGGTAATATAACAAGACATGAGTGATATTGATTTGGACATAAATAATTATGAGATTCAAGATCTTGAACGTTTTTTTCGTTTGCAAAAACCATACAATGATCATGATGTTGCTATAAAGGAACGTGAAATACGTGAAATACTGTTATCATCTGGACACATTGAAAAACATTTAAAAAGAGATCTCGTGATGTTTTTGGAAGAAGGGAAAAGGAGAATAGTAGAAGCGACAGTAAAAGTAACACCTCATACTAGTATTTATGAAACAGATATGTCTTCAATACCAAAAAATTATCCTAAACTAGAAAAAAAAATGCCTAGTCGGGAAGATAATATAATACCAGCAAAGCAAACCACGTATATATACAACAAACCAAGTGATTATTTTCCGGGCGTTTTAAATCCATTAGACACCAGAACGATTCAAAAGTATATATCATTTGATACACGTTATCGTCCAGAAAAAACAACAAATACAGATTTTAATGTAAATTTACCAAATAAATTACAAAAAGTACTGTCAATGGAATGTATTTCTATGGAAATTCCATATCACTGTGTATATAATATATCCCAAAGTTTAGGAAACAATTATATTTATGTTTCTATCGTGACTGTAGAACAAGAGTTCAATCAGGTATTTATTGTACCAGATGGTAATTACAATATAGATTATTTATTGTATACATTAAATAGGATGTTTTCTGATCAAGCGAATACTCCTTTTGTGTTATTAGAGTGGAAAAAGGACCCATATGGAACGAATAAATGTATATTAATGTTAAACGAAGATGATGAAAATTTATATTTTGCGCAAAAATGTAAAGGAGTTATATTAGACAATACAATAAGTATTCGTGGAGAAATAGATATCTTGCCTGTATATGGAAAGTTGGCATATGTATTGGGATTTACAAAATCGAGATATGAAGGGTATTGTGAATATAGTGGAGAAATACCGATAAATACATATGCAAGTTTGCCTTATTTTTACTTAAGTATTGACGATTTTCAAAATAGGTCAGTAGCGCCATTTGAGCCAGCGTTTTCGGAAATAACGACCCCGTCTTCAATTTTAACTCGTATATCAGTATTGAATGAGCCAAAAAAGTTGGAATTAATACAATGTCCCCGGCACTATTTTGGTCCGATAGATATAACACGTTTACAAATAAGACTATTAGACCCGAACGGAAAAATAGTGTGTTTAGATGGTAATTTATCATTTTGTTTGAGATTTAACATAGTGTATGATTTATAATGTATATATAGTATATAGTATATAATGATTGGAATATTATGGATAGTATCATTATTCTTATTTTGTATAATCATATATGTTTGTCGGTTGGAACCATTTGAAAATAATAAAGAAGTAATCGAGAAAGTAAAAAGGAATACAACCGTAATGATAGATTATATGAAGAAAAATTATCCTAACAGAGAAGAAACAAAGGTATTATCAAATTTGGATGTAAATGTGATTCAGGAAAGAGATTATTTTGATAAGAATATAGCATATTATAGAGTAAAAAATGGAAAGGAACGAATAGGATTATGTTTAAATGAAGAACGAAATAAAGATTCATCATATGTAAATGAGAATACATTAATGTATGTTGTGATTCACGAACTTTGTCATAAATTACATAGTGGACATGGAGAATCATTTAAAAAATGTTATGTATTTTTATTGAAGTGTGCATCAGAGGCAGGAGTATATGTTCCAATTAATTATAAACAATATCCAGTAATATATTGTTCACATCGTATTCGAGAAAATCCATATTTTGATGAACAATGAATATAAACACAAAAGTATGTAAAAAACAAATATGGCAACAGTAGTAACTGCTTTTATGACAAATATAAACACAATAGATTTCCGTGATATAGAAACATATATGGAATATGGTAAAAAATTATTAAATCAATCAATACCAACAGTGTGTTTTCTTGAAAAGAAAGTTTATGAACATTTTTTCAAAGAAGAAGTGGATAAATATGTAAATACGAAATTTATAATGTTTGAGAAGACAGATAATTATCTATATGAATTTGAAGATAAACTAACGAAATTTTCTTTGAAGACAGATAATCCTAAAAAAGACACACCTGGTTATATGTTTATTCAGTGTCATAAAACCGAATGGGTACGTAGAGCTATAGAATGTAACCCATTTAAAACAGAAAATTTTATATGGATAGATTTTGGAATTTATCATATGATAAGAGATGATACCGAATTTGCGATTGCAGTATATGATGCAACAATAAAAAAATATAATAGTTTACGTATAGCGAGTTGCCGTAATCCCAATCAACCATATGAGAAAGATATTTATCATGATGTAGCTTGGTTTTTTGGTGGATCTGTATTTGGGGGAGCGAAAGATAAATTGTTGATGTTTGCGGACAAAACAAAAAACAAATGCTTGGAAATAATAAACGAGAAAAAACATTTAATGTGGGAAATAAACATATGGTATTTAATATATAAATCGGATCCAGGGTTGTTTGACTATTATCATTGTAATCACAATAGTACAATACTTCAGAATTATTAATAAGTTAATAATAATAATAATAATTATTAATTTATAAGGTTGAATAAATAGTAAAAGAAATAAATATAGAACGAAAACAATATTATAATACATGGTGACTCCAAGTGAAGAACAAAAAGATGTTCTTCTTAATATAAAAGAAGGAAAGAATGTGTGGGTAGACGCATGTGCAGGATCTGGTAAATCAACAACAATCTTAACATGTGCAAGAGAATTAAGTGAATTAAAGTTTATACAAATAACGTTTAATAAACAATTACAAATGGAAGTCCAAGAAAAAATAAACGAAGAAGAATTAAAAAACATAAAAGTGTATACATATCATGGATTGGCAGTAAAATATTATGATTCAAAGTGTCATAATGATACTGGGATACGAAAAGTATTAAGAGAAAAAGCAGAACCGTCAATACCTATTCAAGAGTTTAATGTATTGGTAATTGACGAAGCACAAGATATGACAAAACTGTATTTTGATTTATTATGGAATTATGTGATAAACATGGGGAATGAAGTACAAATCTTGGTATTAGGAGATGAAAAACAAGCGTTATATGGTTTTAAAGGAGCGGATCATCGTTTTTTAACAATGTGTGAATATTGTTGGCGTAATTTACCGTTGTTAAAGTGTGAAGAGTTTATTTATTGTACATTACGAATGTCATACCGGATAACAAACGAGATGTGTATGTTTGTAAACAATGTAATGTTAGATGCGCCTCGGATGAGAGCGTGCAAAGAAGGTCCATCAATAGTGTATATAAGACGATCAATATATGAAGTAAAGCGGTTGTATACAATGATAAATCACCTAATAATGACAAAAGAGGCGAATTACGATGATTTTTTTATATTGTGTAGATCGTTGAAAGTGAGTAATTGGTCAGTAAGAATGTTGGAGAATATGTTGGTGGAGAATAATATACCGTGTTTTATTCCATGTAATGAGACGAAAGATGATTTAGATACAAGAGTGATAGAGAATAAGGTAGTATTTTCAACATTCCATGCATCAAAAGGAAGACAACGTCCGTATGTAATAGTATTGGGGTTTGATGATTCGCATTTTACACATTTTGCAAAAGACAAAGATCCGAATGAATGTCCAAATGAATTGTATGTGGCGTGTACTCGTGCGACAAAAAAATTATTTGTATGGGAGAATACAGATAGAAAAACAGGTACATTACCATTTTTAAAAATGAAGCATTATCAAATGATATCAAGTAATTATGTTTCATTTCAAGGAGTTCCAAGTGGAGGTCGTTTACAAGTGGAATCGTTAGAAACAAGTTATGAAGTAAAGAAATATAATATACAACCGAGCGAGTTAATAAGATTTTTAAATGAAAACACATTAGATATAATATCACCATTAATCGAGAAATTATTTGTAGAGATACAAAAAGAAGAGGAAACAGTAGAGATACCGAGTACACATATAACATCAGAGGGGTACTGTGAAGATGTAAGTGACTTAAATGGAATAGTATTACCAATAATGTTTTTTGATTATTTATATGGAAAAAAAGAGGATGTAATGCGAGATATGATAAAACAAAATATGAAAGAGATATCAAAAAATCATCATAGTTTTTTACATAAAAAAGTGGAAGAACTACCAGAAAAATGTGAAGATGTAAGTGATTACTTGTATATGGCGAATATATTAAGTGCGACACAAGAATTGTTGTATTCTCGATTGAAACAAATACCAAAAGATGAATATAATTGGATATGTGATGAAACGATACAAACTTGTTTTGATAGACTAGAAAAGACATTTGAGAATGAATATAATCGTGAAAGTTGGAAACAAGAATCATATATAATATATAAAACGAATGATTTGGATCATATAGAAATAGATAGAGTGTTATCAGAAAATCTGAAAGATATAGATACCTTATATAGGTTTAGTGCTCGTGCAGATTTAATAACAGATGAATCAATATGGGAATTAAAATGTACATCACAATTAACGTTGGATCATAAATTACAACTAATAATTTATGCGTGGTTATATATGGTAAAAAATAAAAAAACAAAAAGATTTTATTTATATAATATTAAAACGAATGAATTATTGGAATTAAAAAGTGAACTAGAAGAGTTGACAACAATCGTGGTAGAAATAATAAAAGGAAAGTATTATGAGCCGAGTGTGTTATCAGATGAAGAATTTAAGTCCCAATTTGAATGAGCGGAAAATTGACTCGCTTCGCTCGCCCATAAGATACAGTCTTCTAATTTATGTTGCTTTTCTTCCCACATATAATGACGTTTACAACCACTATACAATCCGATTTTATCACATGATGTATATTTGCATTTTTTATTATTTCCAAGTGGTTTGCAACACAAGTAAACATATGTTCCATTTGGACCTCTTTTTTTATTACTACACCATTCATCATGTGCGTCGTCAAAGTCAATATCAATACCGAACTCACTTATTTCAGAATCTTCAGAAGCAATAGAATCGGTATCATCATTGTCACATGATGCGTAATCAATACTTATTCTGATCAACTCGTTGTGTGTTTGTGTATTATTTTTTTTTGGTATTGTTTTTTTGACCTTATCCGTAAGAGAATAAAAGGTTGTTAAGTTCGTTGCTTCCGAGCGACGAATCATTTGGTTCGTTTTTGATCGTGTTGTGTACATTATAAAAGATATAGACAATTATATATTATTTATATCTGGTTTCAAAAATCAATTTTTATTTATTGCGTATTGTAAAACTTTGTCGAAATTTTGGATTATATTTCAATGCTCTTAATAAACGAATTTGTTTCTTAGCTTTTTCTTTAGTCGTGCATTTCGAATATATTTTTGGTTTTTTACTTCCATTCTTCTTTCCACGTTTTTTTGTTTTTTTTTCACGTACACTATAACATTTACGTGTTTTATTTGGTATATATTGTATTCTATATGGCATATATATATATATTGTAGTTAGAAAATGATTAATGGTATAAAGATTCTAGTTTTATCAAACATGTTTTCAATAAAAAATAATGACTCTTCTTAAATTTTAAAAATGGAAAATATAGAAATAAAGAAAGACAATCCAGTAGCAAAAATTGGAGTAATAACGAATATAAAACAATTAAACAAATTAAAACTACTTTTGTTTACATGTGAAGATATTGGATCGTTTATAATAGCAATTTCGTACCAATCTCCTTTACCTGTAATAGAATGTGATATTATTTCATCTTTCTCAAAGTTTATCATAAAATCTATTTCAGTCTCATTAAAAAAATCGTTATATAATTTACATGGGTAGCATATATCTTGTGTCGTATTTATGTTTTCAAAATCTTGTATATTAATGTATCGTGGAATTTTAAAAAATCTAAAATCATTTTCATTAATTGTAAATAAACGAATCATATTTCGCTTATCGTCAAATTGTACAATAGGATAATTTTTGTTGATATAATTTTTTATAGACGAATAATTGTTTAGTAACATCCTATATTCATACATATTTAGGACCATGCTGTTTACCTTATTTTATCTTATATAATAAATAATTATCTTTTTAAGTTATGATTATTTTTATTGATAATGAACTTTTATTTTTAACGATGGATTAAATATACGTCTAATTTTTCTTCGTCAAATGAGTCATTCGTACTTAATCTATGAACGAATCCAGTATCTGCACTCAACCATTCTCGGTGACAAACATCGATGTCATTTAAATAGGCTAAAGAAATTTTATCTTCACCATCTCTGTTTCTGTTAGCTATTCTTTCGATACATTGTTCTGGAGATGTATCTAACCAAATTATACCGTCTGCCCCAAATTCTTTTAAACCATCTTCGCTCATTAATTCATATACTTTATACATACTATCTTCTATTTTGTGTGTCTGATGAAGTAATTTTGCAAATATATTCTTATCAGCTTCTAAAGATCGTTCCATAACAATTGTTTTAACACTTGTGTTTGTGTATTGTTGAATTAGATTTTTTAATAGTTGTCTTCTAGTAGTATACGCTAATATTTGGAAAGCAAAACTATATTTTTCTTGATTTTCATAAAATAATTCTAAGATATTTTTTCCATCCTGAGTTATGGTTCCCCATATGTCTACTGGCTCTTCTGCGAAAATAACCTCTTGTGAATTTTTGTATAATTCTTTTAGGCGGTTTACAAGGGTTGTTTTACCAGCCCCGATATTTCCTTCAATACTAACGATTCTTGGACGTGTCATCATAGATATATTGTGTATGTATTTATATAATTATATCATATATATAAATAAAAATCAATTTTATTATATATAAGGATGAATCTATTTTCTATTCTTTTTCCATTGATATCTTTAGTGTCCATTGTAAATGGATATAGTTATGTACCAGAGTTGAATTTAACACAATATGAAGGAACATGGTTTGAAGTATATAAAGATTTGTTTGATGAAACATTTCAAAAAGGAGGAACTTGTGTAACAGCAACTTATAAGTTGTTGGACAATGGAACTGTTTCTGTTTTTAATTCTCAAATTTCACTAAGTGGTAAACAAGAAAATATAACAGGTAGTGCTTATTACGAAGACGGTAATTATGGTGGAGATTTGACAGTGTATTTAGACGGAACAATTGCAGCTCCTTATTGGGTAATTGGTTTAGGACCAATTGTAAATGGTTACTATGACTATGCAATTGTTTCAGATGATAAACAAATATCATTATTTGTATTGGCAAGAAATATCGATACTTTTTTTAAAAAGTATAATGAAGAAGTTTTAGATTCTTTGAGTGATTTTGGATTTACAAAAAAATATAATGAACCAATTCAAGTAGATCAAAGTGATTGTGAATATCGTTAATTTGGACAAAATAAATAATGTTCATAACTTATGTCGAAATGGTTTTGTTGTTTTTTTAGAAAGAAAAAAAAAATAGAAATAGAACAAATATTTAGAGGATCAAATCCAATGCATGGAGATGATATTTCTTATGTAATAGGTTGAATCCATATATTAACAATAATATATGGATATTGATTGATATTAACATTCAGAAGTAGAAGAACATGTTTGTTGATTGTCTTTGAACACAGGAGTTCGTGTATTTGGGTAACCGTATTTGTCTTTAATCGTATATCCATTAGCAGGTACACCATATGCAAGTGCATTTGCAGTATGTTTTCCGAATGAGCTAACCATTTTTGAAGCGGAATCAGTAATTGTATCATATTTTAAACGTGATAAACGAGTACTTGCATCTACAGCACCTTGTTTTGCAAATTTTTCGTTATTTGGTTTGTAATAAACTGGAATATAATCATTATTACCACAATATTGAATGGAGTTAGACGAATATACATTATTAGACGATTCAGAGTTTTCTACTCGTAGACTATTAAATTGGTTTTGTTTAAATGTTTTGTTTCGGCTATGTAAATATTCGGAAGATGAACGATAGTTATTTGCTCTAGTATTTAATGAAGAATCAAATTTTGTACGATTCATACCCGCACTTCGGACTCTACGACGTGCATTATCTGCTTGAGATAATGTATGATTGTCAATGTATGTAGAATCCAGTGCACCACATGGTCTTGCCGTTTTTGATTCATCAAATGTAAATTCATCATTACTTATGGTACCTTTACAGAATGTTGTATTGGTAGCGCCTCCTGGTGCATCATGATGAAGGGAAATAGTAGTAGATATTCTGGAATTTCCATATTGAGGTGTAATACTCGCAACTTCTCGGCGGTAATGTTTTAGAGGTTGGGATTTGAATATATCATGGGATGAGGGTGAAGGTTTTTCATTTTTTTGAAGCATTGAAGATACTTGTTGAAAAGTCCGTCCTTTCCACTTAAAATATTTAATTTTTTGTAAACCTAAACGTCCTTCTTGACTCGATTGCATTATACTTTATATACGAAAAAAATAAAAAATCTTTTAGTTTCTTTTTGTATTATAATGTATTTTACAAAAAATGGTATCGTTTTTTATTCTGTCAAACTGATAATAGTTTTTTATACCGGTTGTGTTTAAAATATTTTGTAAATTTCTAGAAAATATATCAGGATATATGTTTCTTAAACAGTACGAATCTTTTACGATATTAAAATCTAGTCTTTTTACCAAAAGATGAATCCAGTCATATCTAAACTTTAAGTAATAGAATGATTTACTTGATAAAAATGTCGAATTTGTAATTTCGTTTACTCCATTGTTTACTAAATCAAATGAATGTGTAATGGTGTTCCTTTTTTCGGAAATATGAGTAGATATATTTTTTGTTTCAAGAATACTTTGTATTGTAGGTAAACATATTTTTTTGGATAATTCTGAATCTGTTGAATAAGACATCATTATATGGTTTGCATGTAAATCAACTAGAAGCAAAATAAACTCACGAATAATACTCCATAAATACTTTTCTGCAAAATTTGAAGACAACGTATATATGTTTTCTTTTGGTAATCGTATATAAATAATATTTGTAGCTTTTACATCTTCAACTTTAAAAGGTAAATTATTAATATTATTAATTTTATCGACATAAATAACAGTATTTTGAATAAAATACAAAAGGGATTTAACTAATTTCTTCTTCATATAAAAAAATGTTGGATCAAATAACACGAACAACATGTTTTCTTTGGGGTCCCTACGTTTGGCTAATATTGATTCTATCTCTAATCCAGAACAATTAGATAGCATATATCATAATGTTACTTTTTTTTTCGTTCATTTATTTCATCGTCAAAATCTGATTTGGTAAGTTTATATCCCCAATGTTGTAAAACTTGTCTTATCTTTGGACTGACCGTAATATCATCATATTCTTTCTTTTTTTTTACAATTTGAGTAATCAAGAATTTTTTGAATCTTCCGTTTTTACCAGTGAGTGCTGACCATCTATCAACTTGTCTTTTATCATCTGGACATCTTTTTCCCATACAAAAATCACAATACCAATGGACCCATCCATACGGGTGATATTGTGTTATCCACTGTTTTGATTCCCAGAATTCTAGGGTTGTTCCTACTTTTACTTTGTATTTATTTTTATTTTTGTCATATTGACGTTCTGTAAGTAGGGTTTTAGGTATGTCCCGAAACCATGGATATTTTTTATGTACATTTTTGTAATTTTTTTTATTAACACTTGAATAGATTGGTCTCCAATAAGTGCCACCGAAACTTCCCATTTCAAACATTTGCGTTGGTGTTAAATTAGGTCTAAATTCAGGAAAATCTGGAAAATAAAGTGTATTATTTCTCTTTTTTAATTTTACAGTTTTATTATTTCTATTTTTTACTCGTTTTGTCATTATATATCACAATGAGATATTTTGGGAATTATATAATATAATATATTATAATGATTATCAGATGTGACTATAATTATTTCAGTAGTTTTTGTGTAGAAAATAATGATAGTATTTTTTTGGGATATGATGATAAAAGTATAGGACATATATTGATAAGTGAAGGAACTGCTGAAACGTTAGGATACTGCAGTATAATTCCTAAAAAAATGAAATACTCAAATAACCATTTATATATAACAGATGATAATGAAATAATTTGTTATGATATACGTAATAAAATAGAACACTCTATTCATGAGAAATCTAAAAATTATATAATACAAATGAAAGTGTTTAATGACAATATATATTGTCTTTTCGACAATTCATTAAACACAATATATAAATATGATATACATGGAACCCATACTGAGTTTATAACACACAATAAAAAAATACGAACATTTTACGTAACCAATGAACTATTATATGTAATCGACAAATCAAATTTAAACATATATGAGAATGATGGAACGTTATATCATCATTATGACATGACAACATTTGATGATAATTTAACAGATTGTGCAGTAACTGATAATCACTTGTTTATTTGTTTAGAACATAAATTTGAAATGTATGATTTGGAAAAATTCCATAAAGAATACGATAATATGTCTATTATGGCATATAATGTTGACGTGTATGATAGAGTTATTTATTTTATGGACATGAAAGAGAATGTATTAAATACGATAACCGATAATAAGATAATGGTTATTTATCCGCATAAGTTTAAACCAAAATACCCAGACTTACATTTTATAAAGTTTTGTAATGAAAACGAAAAAGTTTATTTTAGTGGAGATTCTAATATTTTGTGTTATACCACAAAGGAAGAGCAATGTTTTATAAAAGATATTAAGTGTGGTATGTTTGTAAGAGTATATGACAAAGGTTATGTTTTAGTAACAAAAATAATAACCAAAAACACAAATTTTCAATATGTATATAATACCAATGACGATAAAGAAAATATAAATTTCATAACAAGTGGAAGTTTACAAGAGACAGATAAAAAAATAATAAAAGAAACAATATTTTATACAATCGAATTATTATGTTTAAACAATCCAATTATATACATTAATAATGTTTTATCGAAAATATAAATACATATTATATAAATGGAAATAGTACAAAACATTCGACAAATCAAAGTACAATATATATATGGGTTTTTATATTTTAGCTGTTTTATTTTTATAATAATGTATCTATTGAGTGTATTCTTTTAATTATTATATGTGTTATATTTATAATGATTCCGTCTCATTATGTACCAAAACAGCTTACTAAAAAGGATAGAGCCAAACAAAAAAAGGCAATACAAAAAACACGAAAGTTATATAAAAAAGGAAAATATATGAAAAGACCTCATATGAAGTCATTTAAAAATAAACCATCGCCACACGTAGAGAAAGCAAAAAAAATGTATAATATAAAGTCATTAAAACCATCTAGGAAATTAGCGAGAATAACAAAATGTTCATTGAAAGCGCTTAAGGAAATTACCAAAAAAGGACGTGGTGCTTATTATTCTAGTGGATCTCGTCCAAACCAAAGCGCACAATCATGGGCACGGGCAAGATTAGCAAGTGCATTGACAGGAGGGAATGCAAGTTATGTAGACCGTTCAGTATTGGAACAAGGATGTGCTTCTGATAGTTTAGCTTTGAAATTGGCAAAGACAAAGATAAAAAAAGGTGGATGAGGAGGAATTCCAGTGTTTTCTGAGAAACACAAAAATCAAATATAAATTTATGGTTTCATTGAATGATGTGATGTGTTGTGAAATATATCATTGAAAAATGTAATAAATGTATTTTTATAATTTCATTATATAATATAATATGATGAAAATTTTTTATTGCTGGTGGTGTTGTTCTTGTTCAAAAAAAAGTGAGACATTGTATCCGGAAGTTGAAGCTGAAGAAGACGAGAAAACAAAGTATTTAAATGTATCTGTTACTGATGAAACTATGAGTGAGATAATTAATCATAACTCATACAGATTTTCATTTGGATCTTTGTTTTCAAATGATTGACTCCATAAAAATATTCTCTAATAATCTTAATCTTTATGAAGTGAATTATTTTATGCATTGCATATAAATTATATTATGTGTAATTCATAAATGGAAATAAATGAAAATTTATATAGAATTTATATAAAAACACAATTATATTTCAGTTATGAAGTCATACTCTACATTTTATATGTTGCTATTTCATTGTATATCCGATGTACAATTGTTATGGGGTCCAATAAACTCGTTTACAGTTTTAAGTATAATTCCATATAATAAAGATAACCCTACAAATGTTCATATTAATGATATAATAATGAAATATCACGATTTTATTACACGAAGCTTATTGTGTTATTCATTAAAAAAAACATATTCTCTCAAGTTTAAAAGACTGTTTAAAATAATAAATGATCAGAATATTGACAAAGACGTTAAATATAATGTAATAAAGGTATTTGGTATAGCTCAAAAACGATATTTAGCCTTATGTAAATTTGCGTATATATGTAAATATAAGAGAGCAGATGTTACTGTAAACTATGATTTAATCAACTATGAAAAATTAGATAAAAATAAGAACAATACAGTTGTTTATTTTCATGAAAATAAACTGTATTATTTTTCGGTATTGGATCTTATGAACATTATTCATAACTCTCTTTATAGAACAATAGATGGTACATTTGTTCCATCTCCACGTGCACCTTTAAATCCATATACAAAAACCCCATTTACAAAGTCACATCTATATAATTTATATTTCCATATAAGATATAAAACAGGAATGTCAATATCTACGACTTTTCATTTATGGTATAAAGAAAATTTTGCTATAGATTTATTCAAATGTAAAAATGAAAAATATCTACGAAAATGTTGTATAAGAAAGTATACGTGGAGTACTTGTAATACAGACGAGATTATAATTGAAGATGTAATGGACTTAATTAATACTAATGACAGTACGAAAAAATGGAATATACACAAGGACTTTCCGAGAAAACAAATCGTGGATAATATGCGTCCTTATTTATATCTTTATTATTTGATTCATTATGAAGCGTTAGATGAATTACTTGAATCAGTTTACACTGATTTACTTATGAAAGAATTAGATCATTGTTATAAAAACAATAAAAATTATGGGTCAATTGTAAACGGTTTTGACGAAAAAGAATGGGATTTTTCATCTTTTCCATTAAATAACGTATTCAATAACGAGTTTTATTCAACTTTCTCATCTAAAACTTATTGATTAATAAAACGCCCGAATATTTAAGTTTTTATTTAATTATTTTGATTATGTAAAAATTCTATTATTTCTTTATCTATTAAAGGTACTGAATTATCATTATAATGAGTTGTCCCATCGCAATATTTATTTTTAAACTTCCGTCTTCTTCTACTAACTCACATCTTTTAGAGTTATTAAGGAACAATATGATCATACAAAACATCTAATGTTCTAATATGATCACACGGTAAATTATCAGTAAGATCATAATAATGTATCCATTTTGGACTATATGATGGTTTATCTCGTAAAAGTGCAGCAGTTAAACAGAATGTACTTCGTGACAATATAAGTGTTTCTGCATGTATCATTAAAAATATGTCATAATCAATATCGTTACTTCCTAATATATGTTCTTTCGGAGAATCTATATTGCATTGTTGTAATATGCTTAAACATCTATTGATGTCATTTTCAAAAGGAGTAGTAAGTAAATAAATTGGTTTTTTAAAATATTCTTTACATTTATTTACTAATTGAATAAGTCCTTTATCTCCTATATAACATTGATGTTCATATTTGGTATTTCCATCTTCAACTCTATCATAAACGTCTCCTAATCTTACATGAATAATAATACCTTCTTTTATTTTATTATATATTGATACATATCTATCAAGCATACAATGTGTACTTTCTCCTAACATATAAATAGGTTGATATTCTAAGTACTTATCATTATATTTTTTTCTTAACATTAAATGTGTATTACTCCCCTTTAATTGGTCCGGGAATGAAATATTAGGTGAGTCAGTATAAAGTATTTTACACATCCAATATACAGACCAACGACCTAATAGCCATTCAGCATTAAAATCTTTTTCTATTATTTTATCGTTGGTTGTAGTACGTGAATATTGTAATAATGATGAATGAATAATGTTATTAAAGTAGGATATTTTACATCGATCATAAATACAATTGTGATATAATGGTATGTTATATTTATTACTTATAAACAGTGCACATATCCATGGTACAGAATTAGCACCGTACCTATCTAGTCTTGTTGTAATATATATAAAAGGTGGTGCCATTGTATATTGTATATTGTATAATTTAGATTTATCTTTATACTTGTCTTTTTTCAAAAATATATGTAATCTCTTGTCCTTTTCTTTTTTCACCGTTTTTATCATGATTCATTCCTGGACGAATTGAGTTTCCAACTGAAAATTCTTTATCAGTTTTGTACCATCCATACTCGTCATGAATACGAATAACATCATCTAATAATTTATAAGTTTTATCAGTTTTGAAATTTTTAACAGACCATGCACTTTTTCCATTATCTAATAGTTTATTCAAAACTCCTTTAATAACTGGCTCTAGAAAGTGTTTTATCCAATTGTTGTACGTTCCGTAATGGTGAGATTGGGTATCTTCGTTACTATAAATTTCTAAGTTGTAATACGGTGGAGACGTCAATGCTAAGTCATATTTTTTATCGAGAGAAGGTAAAACATTTTCTGCCGTATCATTATACAAACTAACATTTTCTATATAAAGACTGTTTTTCATATCTTTTAATTTTTCAAATGTTATTGAATATGGTTCAATCCCAGTATAATACACACCTGGAATACAACATGCTCCTAACATACGACCTCCCCATCCAACACAAACATCTAATACCTCTTTTGCGTTATAATAATTAACTATACGTTTTGTTAAAATAGGTCTATAAATTGTTATTTTACTCATTCCACTTGTAAAACCAATTTGACGAATAATTTCACTTATATAAGGTGTTTGATGAGTTTTCCTATTCATACGGATAGCTTTGGAGACGCTATCATAGTTCCAACAGTTACGCATACATTTATTTTTGTAGTTCTTCACATCATATATATGAAGCATAAAATTTCTTATAATTGCCATACCAACTATACACGTTGAAGAAATATTGTCTTCTTTTATTTCTTTTTTTTTTAAGTTTTTCCAATCGTCGTGAATATCTTTCAAAGTTTGCGTATAATATTTTAATAAATTATCAAATCCATAATTTACAACATTAGTGGTAAATTCAGGCAAAAAAATATCAAATTCCTCATCTGACATTTCCTTTAAAGACCCTTTTTTGTTAATATAGTTAAAAATATTCATTGAAGATTTGAGTTAATTATACATATATTGTTTGTTTTACAACAATTATTCAAAAAATTGAAATACTTAAAAAAAAATAAATATATTATATTAATTATGAAAATAGAAACTTTGTATTTATCCGAAACTAAATATGTACAATTTATAATAGGTCAGGATAGAAATGAGAATCATGATATATTAGATTTAGCAGATGACACAAGTATGTGGTTTCATGCAGATAATTATCCGTCTTGTCATGTTATTGCAATATTGCCAGCTGGATTGAATATAGATAAAAAAAATAAAAACAAAATAATTAAAAAAGGGGCGCTTCTTTGTAAGACGAATACAAATAGTTTAAAAAAAACAAAGAATTTAAACATTATATATACAACTTGTGACTGTATTAAAAAAACACACGTTATAGGAGAAGTTATATCCAAATACACAAAAATAATAACAATATAAGAATTAATATAAGAATTAGAAATTATTATAATATTATGGACAAAG